CCAATAATAAAAGATAATATAGTGAGTAAAATAAGACCGATAGAAGCAAGCAGAAATAGATCAAAAGCAGATCCATTCCACTTCTTGACTACCCACTCCTTTCCAGCATTCCAGATTTTTTCTAGTTTTTTCATTTTTTGAATTTATATTTTTTCTATTTTTTGAGTCTATAGTTATTTCTAAGCTCTCTACCTAGTGACTTGATCTCATCCATGTTCTCAGATGTTTGGATCTGTACTTTTTCTATTTTAAGATCATACTCACGCTTGAGCGCATCGATATCCTTCTTGCTTACCTCAGTGGGAGGCATCATCATAGCTTTATCCACTTTGGCGCTTAAGGTGTAATAGCTTCCTATTATAGAAGCGAATATGGTACATAAAGCTATAATCTGAGTAAGCGAAATACTAAAATCCGCTACTCCATCTCCATCGATATCAATCTTTGCCATTTCTTAATTTTGTGAATATGTTTAAAAAGGTGTAAAATATAGTTGCTAATAATAGGATCGTTTGCAGCTTCTCATTGTATGATTCAACATAAGTAATCGCCAAAGCTGATATATTAATTCCATAAAGTTTGATATCTCCGATCATATTTTCTCCAGTCTATTTGATACTTCTATTATACTACGAAAATACGACTTATCATCCATATCTTCCTCTATGTACTGGACTCCCTCAATGGTAGTAGTATATACGTTGAAATTATCACTTGATAGATCTATATAGTCCGCTGATCGTTTTCTTATCTTGTTTAGTACGCCATCCACAATCTTATTAGCATCTAGATCTCCTCCAGAGTCTCCATCGAATCCTGTCACCACCTCAATCCTTGTAACACATTCTACATTGAATGAATCAGCATTCTGATCTACTTCATTAGTAGATACTGATGATATCTTGATATAAGGCTCTGAGGCGCTCGTAGGTACACGATTATAAGCTGGAACAGTAGAACCATTAACTGTGATCGTATCGTTCAGCAGAGCGTAGTATTTCTTCCTTATATGATGTAGAGCTTCATTCATTTAAGAGCTTTTTTAATTTGTTTCTCTAGATTATCCAATAGGCTTTTGAATCCTACTCTGATGGCTGAAAAGAAAAAAGGCTTGGCTGTTATATTAGTAGGCTTCTTTAATGGACTAGCTTTGAACTGAGCAGCGTAGCTTGCTGGGATCCCCAGCTCAAGCATATCATCCAGCTTTATCGTTTTGTATCTGGTTCCGAACTCGATATAAGGTGCGTATTTTTTATCATTCAATATCTCAGCTTTTTTCTCTTGTTTATTTAGATTGACCTTTTGACCTCTACTAAGCCCTCCACTAGAGGCAGAGAAACCAGCTGAAGCGATATTTCTTTTCGCCTTTCTGTCAATCAAAAATGCAGCCTTTCCTATTTCAGCTCCTAGAATAGCCTTATCAATATTTAAGAGCTTGTCTATGCTGTTTTGAAGGTTCTTCATATCCGCCTGATTGATCTTGATATCAGCCATTCTTAGTCGCTCTTATGGTTGTATAATACTTATGCTTTGAATCAAACTTAGCTATAATACGATACTCCTCTGATTCTAATCCTAGAAGATCATTGTCTTGAATCGTGTCCGCTGTCTTTTTGCGTACTATCAGCTCAATATCAGCATAGATTTTTCTCCTTCCACTCTCCGAATCAAAGTCACCAGATACATCTATTTTCTTTGCCCAGATCGTAGATGCTACAGCTTTGGTAGATGTGAATCCGCCATATCCATCAGCTGTCTTTGTTAGCCTCTTGACCTCTACTCTTGTATCTAATTGTCCAGCGTTCATTATATGAATACATTTTGCTCTCCAGCTAGTAAGGCTTTTATATTAGTAGGAAGATCCGCTACTATTGTCCCTGTAACATACTCTGATCTATTATCATAGTATGTAGATACCAGCTGTTTGATAGCGTGCTCTAGATTAGATCCAGTTAATCCAGAGGTCACATAGGTTATCTTGACCTCTCTAGCTGGCGTTTGATCCAGTTCTATAATCTCATTATCTAATCCCTTAGTCTTATGAGTCGCACTATTTCCATCTACAGTGATAGATGATATAGAAGCCACTGGCGCAAAGGGTAGATTGATCCTATCGTTTAAGAATGGAATATATAGCGTTCTATTCTTAGCTACGATATCCTTTCCAAGAAAGTTCTCACATACTATTCTAGCAGTAGTAATCATCTCGCCTATGATAGTATCATCCGCTGAGGTATCTACTCTGATAAAAGTTTTCGCCTCCGCTGTAGAAACTATCTCTGATCCTGTAGTAGAATTTACTTTTAGCTGCTGATGATAGTTTTGTGGCTGCTCGCTGAAGTATGCTAATCTGGTCTTGAGCATTATGATGATTTTTTAGTAGTTCGCTTTGCAGGAGCTTTCGCTTGTTTTGTTTCTTTTTTAGCTGCTTTTTCTTCTTTGTGCTCAATGGCGATTCCTTTATTGAGATAGTGATTCAATTCTTTACCCTTCAGATCAATGATATCACCTTCTCGCCTCCATCCAGCACTAGAAAATACCTCCTTAATGATTTTAACTTTCATAATATATGATTTTATACAAAGGTAAAAAAAAAGCCTCACTAGAAGATAATGAGACTTTTTCAGGGGTGCGAAAGGTGAGTGAGTTACTCGAAATCAAAGTTATTGAAATATTTTGAATACTTCCCATCAAGGGAAATCCTTACAGCTGCCATTAGTCCAAAATTTTCAAAAACAAAGAAACCATTAAAGAAGCTACTCCATACAGCAAAGTAATCCACTCTATCTTTCGTATATAGTGCCTTATTGTTTTGAAGTGGTACATGAATCGTTGATCTATTCTCATCAGGAACTTTTATCGTTGACTTTATCTGGATCTTATGAAGTTTGGATCCAGTATCTACAATACAATCATAAGTAGAGGCGTCTAGGATTGGCATCGATACCTCATATCCTCTCTTCAGGCATTCAATCACAAATTGATACTCTGCTAGACAGCCTCTCTTATTATTGTCCAAAAGTCTAAATTCTATATCAAAGTTACATAAAAAAAAATCCCCCCATTTCTGGAGGGATCGACAAACTAATAAATGAAAAAACGTTCACCTTCACATCATGTAGGCGTCTCGGCAGTCATCGGAGCATATTTCTGAGTTTGATACTTTACCGCATTCTAAGCATTCAAACTCCTCATCATCCTCAAAATACTCTGGAGGATTCATCCAGCTGCTAGGCTGAGGGAGTAGCATCCCAAATCCTGCAGCGATTACGTCTGGATTCATGGCGTCTAGCCAGAATGCGCCTGATAGCATTAGCACTATAAATACTATGAATAAAACTATCGCAATGGCGTCAACGATTAATCTCTTGATGTTCTCTCTATTCTGCTCTGCAGAGATAGGCTTGTAGAACTTATAGTTTTTTTGATCGTAGTACATAACTATATAAATTTAGATAATTTTTTTATAATCTCGATAGAGGCATCTATTCTCTTGATAGTCTCTCTGAATCTTCTCTCTTCATTAAGGCGTTTCGCCTTCTTGAGATTGTGCTTGAATTGTTCTGATTTCATAGCTCCTAGATCTGATTCAATAAACTCTCGAATCTATCCTCCCAAAACTCTAGGCGAACCTTTAGTTCATCCAGCTCGGCTGATAGCATCTCTCTCATAGACTCAGATGTGCTAGCCTTGACAGCTAGTGAGCAGTTACTGTGGATCTTCTCGTTAATAGAGATGATTTTCTCTTTCGCTTGTGTGATTTGATTTTTCATATAAATTGGTTTTAGAGGGAGGCTTTCGCCTCCCAATGATTAATAACAAAATTCTGGTATAGTAAAAAACATAGTATTCGTGTAATCGGTATAGAACCACTTATCATTATCCCAGATAGACTTAGGAATCCAATAAGTGTACTCATTCGCTTTAGCAGGCTTTGTGTATCCCTGTGGAATATACTTAGTGTATGCTATAAGGTAAGCCTTAGCAGTTTCGCCAAGTATAGAGATCTCGCTCATCTTATTGAAACCAGTAGAGATATAGACCTCAGTTCTCTCTGGCTTTTTGTATTTTTTAAACTTGCTCATATAAATTAGTTTTATTATACCCACAAAGTAAACTAAAAATATTTTATCTACCAAAAGATATTTTATATATCTTAAATTATTGCAAAAAAAAAGAGGGATCTAAATGATCCCCCTTCAAACAAAAACCAATTTATCAGAGCACTATGCAGTCTCCAATGCTGTTTTGGCTGTAGAGAATGTACCTTGTACTATCGCATTAGGTAGATAGTTAGTTAAGGCTACACGCTCTTGCGCACGTACTGTGATGAATCCATCTCGGAAGTTAGTGCTATCTTCTCTAGAAAATTCTAGAGCTAGTCCATCACGAATCCATAACTGAGTGGCTTGCTGTAAGTTACCTACTAAGAACTTCCCAGCTGTTACAGCTGTAGATAGTTTGATCGGCACTCCTAAGATAGCTGGCTGAACTCCAGCGATGATCTGATTTCTCAAGTACTCATTCGCAGTAGATTTCAATAACACGATTTTATGGAAATCTAGTGGGTTCAATAGGATGCAGTCTGCTTGATAATTAGACTCAGCTAGCTGATCTAAAGCAGCTACTAGCACATCATACTCATTAGCTGATTCTACGCTCTGGTAGAAGTTAGCAGATGATGATGTAACAAAGGCAGCTCCATCAGTAAAGAGTCCATCCAAGTTAGGAGATGATCCATCGCCATTCAAGATCTCAGTATCTTCTTTCTCTAGTACTTTAGCTGGTACACGAGCAGATAGATAAGAAGTCATCTGAGGCGTATCCGCCATCATTTCTTCGGTTACTCTAAGGAAAGTACCAATTTTCTCAACGTTTACGCTAGTAGCAGAAAGATCCAAGTCCATTTGAGCAACTGCAGATCCTTGAGCTGTAGCAGCTGGAGCACCTTCTCCTCCTGTTTCTTTTACGAAACGGATAGTCTGAGCATCTGTAGATCCATTAGGAATCAATGTGCGAATGTGAGTAGATCGACTTGGATCGAATTTGAAGTCTGGAACGATAGTCTCTCCAGCGATTACGCCAGTGAAAGCAGAGCTCATAGTCATATCAGCTACAGCTTTCAATTCAATTTTGGCAGCATTAGAGTTCCCTTTGAGCATAGCCTCAAGGGATCCAGCTTTTAAAGCCTCTTCTAATGAAGATTTGAAAGTTACTGGAGCAATTCCAGATAGAGTCTTTTGAGAATCCATTTCGATAGCATCCATGCGCTTGCTGGCTGCCTCAAACTTCTCATTGTACTCATTTGTAAGA